AGAGGCTATCGACGAAAAGCTCGACGAGGATAGGACGCGTGGCGGTCACGCTATTGATACGCAAGTTATTAGCGTTGAGGTGGATGATGGTACAATAGACCCAGTAGGCGGCGTCATTGTCACCGTTCAAATTCTTTATACATACACACGCGGTGACGCGTAAGGGAGAAACAAATGGCTACACATAAAGGCTCAACAGGATCGGTTAAGGTTGCGGCATCAGGCGGTACAGAGGCAGTTGTTGGCGAGGTACGCTCGTACAGCATTGACGAAGTAGCAGACACTATTGAGGACACCGTAATGGGTGACTCAGTAAAGTCTTACTTGTCCAGCCTCAAAGATGCGACTCTGACTATCGACGCACTTTGGGATGACGCAGACGCACAGCAGTTAGTGCTTGATTCTGGTGCGGCTATTGATTGGGAAATCCACCCAACTGGAACAGGTACCGGCGAGAAGTATTACGGCGGCGCTGGAATCGTGACTGCAAAGACTATCTCTGCGTCTTACGACGGGCTGGTCGAGGCGTCATTCTCTGTGCAAGTATCAGGCGCAATCACTGAGTCGTCTAACTAATGGGTCTGGCTAAAGAGTTACGAGCGCGACGAAAGCAGTCACGCCGTAAGATCGAGGTCGCAGAGTGGGCTGATGATAACGGGGCGTTTGTCCTGTATTGTCGCCCACTGACCTGCTATGACCTTAATGAGCTACAGAAGCGACATCCACAGGTAATGCAGAACCCTAGCATTGCGGCAATGGTCGATTTGATTGTTATGAAGGCAGAGGGCAAGGATGGCGAAAAGCTGTTTACTTCTGGCGAAGACAAGATCGACTTGATGGGTGAAGAAACGACGGTGGTGTCTGGTATTGCTAACGAGATGTTTAGCACTATCGATCCATTTGAGGACGTCGAAAAAAACTGAAGGCCGATCAGTCTCGGATGAATCTCATCGCCTTGGCTGATCGGTTACATAAGACTATCGAAGAAGTCGAGCAGATATCAGTCAATGAGTTTCAAGAGTGGCTTGCTTACTTCAAGATAACAAGCGAGTCTAAAGATGGCGACTGAATCCGTAAGCATTGTAATTAAGGCGTTCGACAAGACGCAGAAAGCCTTGCGCGGAATCAAGCGCGCGTTCGCTGGCCTATCTAAAATCTTCTTTAACTTCAAAACCGCATTAGTCGCCGCAAGTGCAGGCGGTATGGGCTTGTTGATTGCTAACTCACTGAAGGCAACAGACGCTCTAGCTAAAACAGCAGGCAGAATAGGCACGACGACAGATGCTTTGAGCAAACTACAATACGCAGGCGATTTGTCTGGCTTGAGTATTGAAACAATGAATATGGCACTTCAGCGATTTACTCGCAGGGTTTCAGAAGCGGCCATTGGTACAGGAGAAGCTAGGGGCGCACTCAAAGAGTTAAACCTTGATGCAAACGAATTAAACAGAATGACGCTAGACCAAAAGGTTCTGGCTCTTTCCGATGCCTTTACTGGTCTTCCTAACCGCCTAAATGACACGCGACTAGCTATGAAGCTATTTGATTCTGAAGGTGTGGCAATGGTTAATATGTTGCTTGAAGGGTCTGACTCTTTAAAGGGCATGTTCGATGAGGCAGAGTTGCTTGGCGCTGTAATGACTCAAGACGCCGCAGAAGGTGTAGAGGACGCTAGAGACGCTATTACAAGAATGATGGCTGTCTCTAAGGGCTTAGTTGCGCAATTTTCGGCGGCACTTGCCCCAGCGATCACTCTTGCCGCTAATTCGATGTCCGATTTCACCACTAAAACACTTGCAAGCAAAGACGGCGTTAGGGGTTTCGCAATAGAAGCGGCGGCTAACTTCTTAAATTTTATCGCGGCTACTTTAGATAATTTAGAAAATCTAGCGAAGGGTGTGCGAATAGCGTTCAATGCGTTTGTTGTGGGCGCAAATATCATCATGCCTGTATTTGACGTGATTGGTGCCGCTTTCGATTTATTAATTAACAGCATTAAGCGCAAGCTAAACGTAATTGTACAGGCTACGGGATTTATTGACCGCGCCTTAAAAAAGCTTGGATTTGAAGAGGTTTTCAATTTCGAGAAATTTAAAATAGAGCCAATCAAGTTCACAATCACGCAGTTAGAAAAGATGGGCGAGATAAGCTTCGGTAATACAGCCGATGGTCTTCGTCAGGTCGCAAGTGTTGTTCGAGACACTAAAAATGCCGCAACAGAAACTCAAGACGCGCTGAGTAACCTAGTACCTCCAGCTACGCCAATAGCAGATTTTTTAGAACAACTACAGACGATGCGCACTAGTGGCGATGATGTCCGTGAAAGTTTGCTTAAGCTAGGAGATAAAGCTCTAGACGGTTTGGGAAAATCATTTACCGACGCAATTACTGGCGCAAAGAAATTCAGTGATGCGATTAAGGATATGGCAAAGAGCGTAATCGACAGCCTTATTGAACTGCTCGTTCAGAAATACATTGTCGATGCGGCATTCGGCTTGATTACTGCTGGATTGGGTGGCGGACCTACGCCAGCACCTACAGGCGGTGGAGGCGGAATGTCACTAGGTGGGTTAGCTCGTGGCGGTGTAGCGACAGGCAACACGCCGTATATTGTAGGCGAGAAAGGGCCAGAGCTATTTATACCAAGCACTACAGGACGAGTCGTCCCTAATAACGATTTAAGTGGCGGCGGTGTTACGGTAGTGCAGAACATCAATGTGACCACGGGCGTACAGCAAACCGTACGTGCAGAGATAGCTAACTTACTGCCTCAGATCAGTAACGCGGCCAAGTCTGCTGTCGCAGATGCTAGAATGAGAGGCGGTGGCTTCAGCAAAGCAATGGTAGGTGCATAATGGCGGCGTTTCCAAATGTAGGCTTTACTGCGATGACGATGCGGCTCAGATCGGCAACGGCTGTCAGTCAGTCACCGTTTACCTATGACCAGCAGACTTATCAACATCAAGGTGTGAGATGGGAAGCAGAGGTTCAACTGCCACCACTCAAGCGGTCTGACGCCAAGCAGGTAGAGGCGTTCTTTGCCTCTCTACGTGGTCAGGCGAATACCTTTACGATGGGCAACCCCATACACAATACGACTGCCACAGGCGCAATTACGAGCGGTACAGCGGGTGCCACAACTGTCACCGGCTCTACGTCAGGCGTGGTCGCTGGTGATTACTTTGAAACAGGCAGTGCGCTATACATCGTGACCGACATTTCTGGAAGCTCGATTAGTATAATGCCGCCACTTCGATCGGCGATTAGCTCATCGACCCCTATGGACTTCACACTGCCGAAAGGCACATGGCGATTAGCAAGCAATGACATTGGATGGAGTATCAACCAAGCTAGTTTGTACGGTTTCACTTTTGCTTGCGTTGAGGCTATATGAGCAGATCACTGACATCAGCGATGCAGTCGGCAGTTACCGCCGATTTAGTACGCCCGATCATATTAGTACAGTGCGCGTTTGATTCCGGCAATCTAAACCTATGGAACGGTGTCGGCAATCTTACTGTCAGCAGTGTTGACTATGTAGGTGCTGGCACATTGTTAGCCATCGGTGAAATAGCAGAGACGTCAGAGCTACAAGCCAACGGCATCACAGTCACCCTGTCAGGAATTACTGACCCGTTATTAGCTAAAGCGCGTGACGAGGACTACCAAGGCCGTGAGCTTAAAGTGTTGCTTGGCGCTATGGATGCTAGCAACGGTGTCATAAGCACGCCAGTAAACGTGTTCAGTGGCTTCATGGACACGATGGTTATTAATGACTCATCGGAAACTGCCACGATACAGATAGCCGTTGAGAATCGGTTGATTGGGTTTGAGCGCACACGAGTCAGACGCTATACCGCAGAGGATCAGCTGATCGACTTCCCTAGCGATAAAGGCTTGGAGTTTGTCGCAGACATGGCTGAGAAAGAGATAGTCTGGGGACGCAGTGGTGTAGTCAGTGGTGGCGGCGGCGGCGGTCCTAATCAAGACCCAGATGCACCGGCAAACCCGCCACAGCTTCCGTAATAACTAAGGGACTAGTCATGGAATTTGCGATTGAAAACCTAGCAAAAGTCAGGCGAGAGATTGAGCCTTTGCTTGAACAGCATTGGCAAGAGATAGCCTTAAACAAAGACATCATCAAGATGAATCCTGATTGGGAAGGCTACGCACGACTTGATAACGTCAACGCGCTTAGGATCTACACGGCTAGAAAAGACGGCGTGATGATGGGCTACTTTGTCGTTATTGTTAGCAAGTCACTGCACTACCGTGACCACTTGTTCGCTAACAACGACGTCATCTTTTTGACTCAGCCAGCGCGCAAAGGTTTGACCGGCGTAAAGCTCATTAAGTTTGCCATCGATTCACTAGCGGCTGAAGGCATTACCAAGCTACACATAAACACAAAAGCGCATCAGCCCTTCGACGCAATCCTTGAGCGATTGAACTTTGAAGAAATCGAGCGCGTCTACTCTTTAGTTCTGAGGTAAGCACATGGCTATTGCGGCAGTTGCAGGATTAGCAAGTGCGATAGGTGCATCAGCGGCAGGCTTCGCATTTTTCAGTTTTGTTGCAGGGGGCTTTGGCGCTTTTGCTGGTTACTTTGCTCTTGGCGCTGGCTTGTCAATGGTGTCTCGTGCGCTTGCCCCTAAGCCTAACATCGGCGCACAGATGCGGGGTATTACTCAGACCAGTCGCGAACCTGCTGGCTCACGCAAAATCGTTTACGGCAAGATGCGCGTCGGTGGTCAGGTCGTTTTCATATCTAACTCAGGCGATGACAATAAATACCTGCACATGGCGATTGCTTTTGCCAGCCACGAAATACAAAGCTACGACGAAATTTGGTTTAACGATAAGCAGGTGTGGACCTCAAGCGGTGGCTTTCAAGACGACTGGGGTACTTACGTCACTATAGATCGGAAGTTCGGCACTGACGGGCAGGCCGCATCGACTGACCTTGTAAACGCCAATACGCTTTGGACTACTAACCACAAGCTGTCCGGCATTGCCTATATTGCGTTTAGGCTTGAGTGGGACACAGACAAGTTTCCACAAGGCGTCCCAAACATTACGGCGGTAATAAGAGGCAAAAAAGTATACGACCCGCGATCTAACGTGTACGCGTACAGTGACAATCCAGCCCTATGTTTACGCGATTATATGATTGACCAGAAATACGGTCTTGGCGAGGTTGTCGCCAATATTGATAGCACATCACTAAACGCCGCCGCTAACCTTTGCGAAGAGCAAGTCACACTCGATGCCGGTGGCACTCAAGACCGCTACCGATGTAATGGCGTTATAGAAACCGGCAA